AAACAAATTGGACACATCCGATCAACATCGTGATATCAAGTCGTACAGGGGTGGTGAAGGTTCTGTTACAGAGGGGTATTACCCCACTAAACTGTCACTGGAATTACCCTTTTATTTCACGAGAAACAACAAGTCTGCGATCCCTTTGTGTAAGCTTAGCCAACAGCAGGTGTCTATAAGAATAAAGCTTGTAAGTAGAGACAAGTACTATTCGTATAAATCAGAGTCGGCCTCAAGTTTACCACCAATAAACGATGTTACTGAGAAATTCATCGATCAAATAGTGTTGACGACTGAGCACGTGTATTTGGGTGAAACTGAACGCAGGGCGTATCAGGAAAGTCACATGGAGTATCTCATAACACAGGTGCAGCTCCGCGAAACTCGGATGCAACCGGGAATTGACAAAAAAGTATTCTTACTCGATTTCAAACACCCCGTAAAAGAGTTGTTGTTTCTGGGAGAACCCATTTATACCAACTCCAATGACGCACCAAACAATTACAGGTTCAGACAAATCAAGACTGCTGAGTTATGTTTGAATAACGTCATCTTCTTTAGGAAAAATGGTCACTTCTTATCTGTTGTTCAGCCATTCAAAAATCATATAAATATACCCGATTTTGGAGAATCACAGTTCGGTATGTATTCCTTTTCCCTCGATCCAGGGGATAGCAATCCCACAGGGCAACTGAACATGAGTAGGATTATTCATCAGAAATTCACACTAGAATTCAAGGAACAGGATAGGTATGTCGACCCAGATGATAACTCATTGATAGATAGAACGTATTCGTCTGAAGAAACACAAATCCGTGTATACGCCTTAAACTATAACATTCTGTCATTTGACTCTGGGTTAGCTGGCTTGAAATTTTATTAATAGTCTTATATTAGTATGGCTGGGGCTATTCAACTTGAGTCTAGAGGTCTTTTAGACCGCTACACAACGGAAGTTCCCGAGTTTACCTTTTTTAAAGAAAACTTCAAGAAACACTCGAATTTTTCTTTACAATTTATCGACATTGAATCTGATAAAGACGTAGAGTACGGTGAAATACATAAATTTAACATCCCATATGACCACTGTGATGTCCTAAAGGGTGTTAATCTCATGTTCAGTTTACCTGATATAGTGTTAGCGAATCCGACAGACTCCAACATAGCCAAATACTATGTTTACGGTGAAGCCTGCAATTTTATCGAATACATAACACTTTCTATCGGTGGTATTGTCATTCAACACCTCACAACTGAGTATTTAGATTTATACAACGAACTTGAATACCCAACCACAAAACAAATCAACTTATTCGACTTGTGTAAACGTGACGTGAGTTCAGATCCAGATGTAATCAATAGTAGAATTTCAAAGGCGCAGCCATACCCCAAACAACTCGGGGGGGACGTCTGCATCGAGATACCGTTTTACTTCCACAATCACCCAGAGCTCGCAGTTCCAGTGTGTGCACTTAGACAACAGGAAATTGAAGTAGAGGTCAAGTTCCGCAACGTAGACGAGTGTATATGTGTATCAAACCCCCCATCAGGATTTGTAGGAAAACTCGGAGCTACGGCTACGGATTTAGTTACATATAAGCCGTATGATCTAAGATTGTCTACAGAGTGTATATTTTTGGATCCCATAGAGAAAATTAAGGTCATGAACCGTGATCACGAGTTTGCGATTACACAAATCCAATACGACGACGTTTTACTTGATGGGGGTGAAAATAAATTCAAAACTCGTTTGAACTTTACAAATTTAGTCCGAGAGTTGTACTTTTTCTGTCTCTACACAGAAAACAACGCCTTCGGTGACACTTCAAGTTACAACGAGATTCCCGTGAATTCAGGTGGTCTTCAAGTGGATCCTGCCCTCAAATGGGAACATTTAAACTATCTGACACTCACCCTCGACGGTGAGGAGATTTTGGATGAGCACACGGGTTCCCCACACTTTTTGAGAATCCTCCAACCGAGATTGCACCACAGAAATACCCCAATCACGAGAAGATTCTACTCCTATAGTTTTGCACTCTACCCAAATGATAGTAGTGCATCTGGTCATGTCAACTTTAGCACTGTAAAAGAACCTATATTATACGGAAACCTGTTTAACGGTGGTGAGTATAATAGACGTTTTCATATTTTAGCTAAAACGATGAATTTTATTCGCATTAGAGAGGGTGTCATGTCACAAGTTTTTGATTACACGACTTAGTGAATAGGTTTTGTTTATTATTGTAGATGTAATCGATGATGTTATTTTTAATACACCATTTGATGAAATTTAACTGGGCGAGGGTTGTCTGAATTTCATGAGATGTTTCGGGGATTTGATACGTAAATTTTTCAGCTCTACAAAAAGGATCAAATAGTTTTTTACTATACCCATCGAGGCTGGATTTATACGCACAGTGCACTGTAAAAATTTTACCATCATTCGTTTTGTATGAAGTGTTGTTTTTCTTGGCATAATTTGTAATAAACCATTCTAGATTTCTTAGAGAAATTCCTCCAGTTTTGTTTAAAATTGTCAGTAGCTTATTCCTGTTATATTCATCTGTGTAGAATTGATTTATTGAAGATAGTAGAATGCTTGTTTTATTCATTAGAAAATAGTCGACTTAATCCTATAAGTCCTTTTTGTTCACAACCCGGACACCCACGAACGAACATTTTTTCAGGTCCATGGTTGTGTAGTTGTAAACTAGGTAGACATCTCGGTTGCACCTTTTCACCTTGATGTTTGTGATATTTACAGTATCCATTTTCACCAGCCTTGAAAGAACACCTGACTTCCCCACCTCCATCTCTCCCCCGTTTTTTTCCTCTGCATCGATCTCCTCCGTTAATTTGTGGGATGTCACGGAGTAGTAACTCCAACGGTATTTGATGTTTTTTAGATATGTTTTCCAATGTTTGGTTTAATTGTTCGTTGTAGTATGAATCGACACCATCTTCAACAAATTCACAAATCAGTTCGTTTAGATCATTTTCCAATCGATTGGGTAGCTGTTCCAATATGATTTCCCTCGTTTTTTCAATAACGAGTTTAGTAACCCTCGACTTGACGTCAATCATCCTTACTTGTACATTGCTCGTAAGTTTTAAATAGATCATCAACAGAATTCTTTCGGTCCCTATATTCTTTAATACGTTCCCTGAGATCTGCAGCTCTACCGTCTCCCTCGAGGTTATATTTTTTACACTCTTCGATAAGTTGCTCCTTCTTCATACCGCTCAGGGATGGTTCTCTTTTCTTGGGAGGGGGCTTGTAGGAATCTATGATGTCACCGAATATTTCCTGTTTAGTGTTTTCATACAACGGGTCGAGAAGATCACACACCGGGTTTAGAAATTTATTCACGAAGTAGTAGTGGTAGTCTATCGGCACGTTGTGTTCCTCCACATACTTGGGATCTTCAGATTTTTCAAACGCTTTTGCTTTAGGGTTATCTGTTTTTGTGAGTAGATACGGGACTCTGTCACCTGATTGTGGTTCAGAACCGGGTTTACGCTCTCTCATTTTGTTAACAACTCGAACATGCGCTTGATTAATAAAGTTGCATTTGGGTCCATTGATTGAGACAGACTCCCCGTTCACTTTATAAGTGTCTGACAGTGACTGACTTAGAGTTAACTTTTCATTGGAAATCTCACCAGATAACAATTCTTGGGCTCGTTTCCTAGCGAGTTCCTTTGGTGGACCTGGGTCTCCCGATGTTAAAACTACATCTAACAATTCCTTACAGACTTCCCTCATGTGGGGTGTATTATCACGACGGACGAGTTGGAGACCCTTGACATCAACGTAATCCATATTCATGTTACCATCTTTACCTTTCGTCCACAACTTTGCCGCGTATCTCTTCTTAGAATATAGGAAGTAGGGCCAGTAAACTTTCTCAAGTTCTAGGTTATTTGGTTTTTTGAAGAGGGCGCTACATTCTTCGGCAGCTCGTTCACCGACTTCCCAACTATATTCAATCGCCTCCACACCTTTACGTTCACCAACATCAAACTCAACCATAACTGAATCCGTATTATGCACGACGAGATCACCGGGACCAACGTGGAAGTGATGGGATTCTGTCGTCAAATCATAGACGTATCCATCAGTCTCTCCCATCGTTTCAAGTTTCTTGATGGCAATCGTATTTTTTCTTTGTGTAGATTTGGTCCATGTCTGTCTAAACACGTCTGGCTTGTCTGTGCGTGTATTGATCGAGACGTTATACCCAAGACGTCGTCCCAAAATGAAAAAACCCATAGATCCCTCCTTACCTTTTATATCCATCCTCGTAAAGCCACCTTTGTCCCCGTCCGCCATGTAATATCCATCAAAAAACGATTGCACCACTTCTGTGGGTGCGTTCAAGATACACGACGGGACGATCTTTTCTTTGTGAGTGTTATAGAATAATCCTCTGTATCTCTCACAAATACTCTTCACGTCACCTTTCGCGTTGAGTTTATACACACCGGAACTCTCAAGTGTGTCGTAGAGTGCAGTTTCAAATGGGCAGAGATTTTGCATTTCTACGAGATACTCCAAGTTGGTATTGTTAAGTGCCCATGTATGTTTCATACCGTAACGACCACCGTAATGACCACACGAACCATCACCGAAGAAGAAACCCATAACCTTTGCTTCATCAACAGATATAGTCGTGTCATTCCAACAGAGACCGTGTATACAATCTCCGTGAAGAAGTTGCGTTCCTACCGTCACCTCGCTCGGTTTAATCATTTCCTTATTTTCGAGAAGGAGGCTATGATCTTCCGTGACATCGACAATTCCGGTGTGAGTGAGAACCCGATGAATCGTCTTCGTCGTTTTGTGACGAACAATCTGGCGAATGGGTGTGAACCCCTTTTCTGTCCATACATCTGCATCAATCTTAGCCACTTGCTTACCGTCGTCTCTTTCTTCGTAAGAGTCTACGAGTGAGTCAATTCGACAAGTCTCGACAGTCCCATTTCGACGAATGAGTAGAGGTGTGTCGGGAGTCACAGAATCTCCATATCTGACCTTCGCACCAGGGAAGTTTGCCTCGACATACGTCTTCGTCTCTTCAATCATACCACGACCCCTAAAGGTGGTTGTTGACGCGATTGGGACACATGGAAGAATACCCTTACCCGCACCCGTAAAACCGTATACAGAGTTCATCGATATTTTATACGCCAACTGTTTACCGTTATATACCTCTTTCATGTAACCAGTGGCATTTGCCATATCTCTTTTGGCCTTTTTACGAAATTGTTTAAGCTCTGCGAGAATAGCCGGCAATAAACTGGGAACATTTTGTGCAAATTTGTATGTTTTATCCCCGATGTTGAACGTTTCGTATGTAATTCCTTCAATATTTCCATACCTCGTATCATCCATGACATAGGTAGAGTAACACAAATTGTGAGCCATCATGATTGATGGGTATAGGGCTTCAAAATCTAGGGCTGTGATAGGTGTGTAGTATGCACCCTTTTGGGCTTCTAGAACTGTGGCTCCCTCGTATTGTTCTTCAGGTAGAGATCCATACTTAAATGTTGGGACCATATATCCCAACTCTCTAGCCTTTTTAGAGAGTTGACTGAACACCTTAATTTGTTGACCCCTCTCAACCAAGAAAGACACTGGGACCCAAGTGGCTTTTGCCATTTCTACCAGATTTAGTAAAATACACAATTTTTTCATGAGTTTGTGGGGAAGGAGTGTATCCTTGATACAGTAGTCGGCGACTTCACCCAACTTTACGGGGTCCTCTTCGATGAAACGTTTGAACATTTCCTTTGGTGGCATGTCAATTTTTTGATCACCTAGATAAAATTTCGAGACATTATTCAGGCTGTAGGAATCCAATTTGTATCCCTTTTTGACTTCATGGAAAAGATCAAAGATGAAGCGTCCCGGCATGGGTAGCAGCTTGAGGAAATTGTCCCCCAAAGCGCTGGAACTTAACTTCTTATGAACCACGTGGGACTCTGTGTTTTTAAGTTTCCCCAACTGGTAAAAATCCATCCCACATTTGTTCATAGCTGCCCTCTTGTAGATATAGTCAAGATCAAATCCAAATATATTCCATCCAGTCATGATGTCGATGTCCTTTTCCTGAACGTAATCCTTGAAAGCCAATAGGAGCTCCCTTTCCGTCTCGTAGCTTGTGACGTTCTCACCAGATGTATTTTTATAACACAAACAAGTCGTTTCATAAGGTTCGTCTGATCCAAATTTACATAACGTAATGGCAATCTGAAAACAGGCATCCCCGATGACATTTGCATCTGGAAATTTACCAGTTGAACTGTTACATTCAATATCAAATGAAGCTACCACAAACGGCGCAATGTCATCACGATTCACCGGTGTTAAATCAGTCCAATCATTACACCACAGATCGATGTTCACATTTGCCAGGTGGGATCTGACACACTTAGTCCCAGTGTCCAACCATCCAGTGGATTGGATACCAGTCCTATGCATAAGTCTCAGGACAGGGTCTATATTGGATTCGAACACGTGATATTGCTTAAACGCATTGTTATACATGAATATCGAGTTCACTTTACGCCTCGATTCTAGATTTTTGAAAGTCAGGTGCATGAAGAAACATTCTTCATTGTTTTGAAAACCCCAAACATCTTTTTGTTTTGTTAGGGAGTAACTCGTCAGGCAATCTTTTTTCATCGAGTTTAATCTGTCATATAGAATTTCAACGTCACCCATTTCGGTTCCACGTGGCAACTTTACAAAAAAGTATGGTTTAAACTCAGTTGTGACACAAACAGATTTACCATCCTCAGTTTTTCCAAAAATACTGATCAAGTGTTCATCATCTGAATCTCTAGCTTCCCACGTGAGTGCTTGAAATGCCACCATATGTAAATAGATACCCAAAATTTTAATATCGTTTATTAATAAATGTCTGCCGCTTTAATAGAACTTGTTTCTGTAGGTGCCCAGGATGTCTACATTACTGGTCAACCTGAAGTAAGTTTTTTTCGACAAAACTATAAACGTTATACCAACTTTGCCATGAAGCCAGAGCGCATGGATTACATCGGCACGTTTGGTTCCGGTAATGAAGTAATCATCCCCATTCGTTCCAAAGGTGATCTTCTCAGTTATGTGTGGATAGAAGCCGATAACATCGCTTCTATAAAAGATGATGATAATGGATTTTTCAAAAGGACCGCCACCGACCTCACAGAATTTTCGCTGTGGATCGGGGGGCAGATGGTCACCACTATGGATTCCTTATTCATCCAGGGTGTTCACAATCCCCTCATGAGGGATTCTGCCTCTAAAGCCTCCTTTTGTGTAAGTCTCAACCACAAGAAGGAGAACCACGGGGGTCATTACTACATGTTGCCATTCTTCTTCGGTGAAGACTGGACCAAGGCCCTCCCCCTCCTCGCTCTTCAATATCATGATGTCGAGATTCGCATCAAGTGTCGAGATGGTTTTACCCCCTCTTCAACACCCAAGGTGTTTGGTAACTATTGTTACGTAGACACAGATGAGAGAAAGTTCTTCACCGACAACGAACACGAGCTGCTCATCACCCAGGTGCAAAACCAGCGACTGGGTAGAACCGATAAGGATATTGATATCAGCTACTTCAATCACCCCGTAAAGTCTATCCACGTCGTTTCAGGTAACGCCAAGGGTGCTGCGTGGAACCACTCCACTGACGGTTTCAAATTTGGAACTTCGTCTCTCTACATCAACGGTGTCGCCTTATTCGAGAACACTTCTGACGTGTATCACCACGACGTCGTTTCCGAGATGCACACCACGGATATTCCCGATAACATCCTCGACGATCTCGCCACATTCTCTTGGCCGTTCTGCCTGACTATGAGCAAGATGCAACCCACAGGGTCACTAAACTTCAGTCGTATCGATAACGCGAAGATGACCTTCAGTAATCCTGAAAACGGTAACGATCACCATCGTGTGTACGCAGTTAACTATAACATCCTCCGTATCAAAGACGGGATGGCGGGGGTCGCATTCGGTAATTAAGCACCTAAGTGAACTCACATTTTGAAGAAATTAAATAAAAAAATGACCAAAACACGTTCGAATAACCCTACTCTTGAGGCTGCCCGTGGTGTAAAGTCCCACTTAGGTGATCTTTTATCACAGGTTCGTCAGGGTCAACAGTGGAAAAAAAAGTACAATACTCTCAAGCTTGAATTAACGAAACTTAAGGAAAAAGAGTATACTCCTCCCAAGTTTGAATGCACGAAACTTAAGGAAAAGGAGTATACTACTCTCAAGGTTGAATTCATGAAACTTAAAAGTGAAAAAATGAAAAAAAGAAAATGTGGTGTCCAGAAGGTCAGGCACCACTTTAACGACATATCTGATGGTCAAATTATGAATTCCTTGAACGAACTATTTATTATATTTGACGCGTCTCCCCAAGTTTGTAAAGAAGCAATGGTGATGGCTCATGAATTGAAAAACTGCTTTCAACTCATGAGTAAAAGACCTAGAACGGTTTCAACCTGCATAATGCATATATGTATGAAACCATACGTGGATAAAAATATTATATCCGAGAAGGCACAATTGAGTGTGCCATCTATCAATTTGACTACCAAAATTATTCAAGATTTTCTGAGTGGGATAAATGTTTAGCAAATAGGTATTGTAAAAGTCCTTCAGGTATGCGGTATCGGTCAAGTGTTTTCGTGACGTCCGCAGAACCCCCTTTATAAATCTTGTCGGGTGTTGTGATTCCAATCCTATACTTATGCTGTTTGTTGGGGCATGTGCATGGATGGTCTTCTAAATCTGTCCGGTTCGTCCACACACGTGTCGGCTTCTTGTAGTCAAATCCGAAGCGACAATAATCGAAGCGATTGGATGGAAGCTCTTTCATACACGGTAAGTCTCTCATGGCAGATAAGTATGGATTTTCGATATACCATTCAGTCGGGTCAAAGTATTTTATGATTTCCAAAACCTTCTCGACGTATTTACTGTTCTCTCGGCGAACTGTGTCAAGTTCCTCACGAGTTTTAAACTTACGGGTCGACCCGACATTGGTGGTTTGGAGCTGTGAATACACCTTACACTCGGGGGACGCCCATATGACATCGAAGTGCTTCGGGGGGTACTGTTTGTAATCGAAGTCGAGTATATCACAATTGTGAGTGGGATTGAATTTTTTTAGTATATCTAAGCTGATGACTTCATGTCCTGATCGTTCCAGGAGTTTGGAAACGCTTCCAGTCCCTTTGAAAAGTTCGAGGACGCGCATATTAAAATACGGGTCGGTTATAATATTTCAAATTTAACGCTAACCTCAGTGAGCTATAAATTAAAAATAAAACGTAATAGTAATGGATTGTGGTGCTAATACAACCAGGTCCCTACAAGACGATACAACGAGGCGTGGTATAGAAATTATTCCAGAAGGTTGTCAGGCAGTGAGTGAAGATGTATGTGCGTCGGGTTACATGGCCCCAGCCGATAACGTGTCATTCCCAGAAAATTCACTAAAACAGTGTTGTAAGTGTAAGGATGATCAATCATGTGGATACTGTGCAGATCCAGATGCATGCACGACAGAAGAGAAACTAAATCACGTCACATCTGAAAACTGTTTTGGAAATACTGAAGGTACTGCAGAGGACACCCCCGAGGACACCACAGAGGACACCACTGAGGACACCACCACCGACACACCTTATACACTTTATTTGATAATGTTTTTTGTAATTATGAGCCTCCTCGTTATTACCTTCTTAATGACCAGGAAATCTCTACCCAATTATTGACCAGTCGATCCGAAGCCATCAGACCCACGTTCGGTATCCTCAACGATACTAATCTCCTCTACGGGAGGTGTCTCACAACGCTCTAGAACTAATTGAGCAATACGATCACCCTTCTTGATTTCAAAGTCATTCTCTCCATGATTGAACAAAATGACCTTGATTTCACCGGTATAATCTGGATCAATCACACCCGCACCAACATTGATGCAGTGCTTCGCGGCTAAACCCGAGCGGGGAGCTACACGACCGTATACACCGGGTGGAAGAACCACTGTAATACCAGTTCCTACGATAGCTCGCCCCGCCTGGCTAGGAACCATGGCATCCTCGGAGCTATATAAATCATATCCCACAGAACGATCAGAACCACGAGTAGGCACAATAGCATCGTAACAGAGCTTCTTGACCCCGAGGGACATCTACTTGTATCACGTCTCAAATCCTTAAGTCTGTGTCCGCACCCGCCTCGAGTAGCATCTGTAGTATCGTCTCACAGCCCTTCATTGTGGCTAGTGACAACGGTGTCCAACCGCTATACGACGGCTTGTTGATGTCCGCACCCGCCTCAATCAGTATCTGCGCCGTTGTCTCATGACCGTATTCAGTGGCTTTTAACAACGGTGTCCAACCAATATCATCAGTCTTGTCAATGTCCACGTTCGCCGCGATTAGGGTCTTCACTACCCCATCATGACCATTTCCAGCGGCCATGGAGAGTGGTGTCCAACCAATATGAGTACACGCGTTGATGTCAGCACCCGCCTCGATCAATGTCAATACCTCTTGCACATGACCGATTTGGGCGGCTCTTGACAACGGTGTAAACGTCATACTTATACTATGTCTAAGATCCTTAAGTTGATGGATGACTAAATCCTACAATTACCAGTCACTTCGTTTCTCGATCTTTTGAAAATTAATTAGGTTGCCCTTTCCAAATAAAATTTATCATACTGATTATACCACCCATTGTTTGGTTGCACTGATAACGCATCTCCACTTGACGTCAGTTTTCTACCTTTCATGTAAACCTTTTTTGTCGTTCCACCGTTAACTAGGATTTTAAACCCACCATCACTTTGCCTCTCAAATTTCCAATTCTCTTGATTATTCCCTGCAAACCCTCTATTATGCTTTAAAGTCTCCCCATCATGAGTAACACTGACTCCATCGAAAGAGCCGTCTAATATAAAATACTCTTTCGTCACCGTGAACCAATCGCCTGTTGGCGTCCAGACTGCATCGGGGGTTCGCGGCCGAACATATAATAATCTTCCAGACAATCCCAAATATTCACCCCACATATCTTTTATATAGAACTTTTCGTTATCGAAGGCTGTAGGTGTACAGTCTATTTCCTTTGTCTCACTTCCACACGCGGCTCCACCGTGTAAGGCGGCGGTGGTTGTAGTTCTTGTCCGTGTTTGCTTTCCCCAAGGTGAGACACTACAAACACTATTAGTTGTCCAACCACAAACAGCAGGCACTGGACATTCCTTAATTTTGCAGTCTATTTCCTGTGTCAAACTTTCACACGCGGTTCCCCCGTTTAGAGCAGCAAATGTTGTAGTTCTTGTCTGTGACTGTTTTCCAGCACCACATGGCTCACTACACACACCATCATTTGTCCAAGCACTCTGTACACAATCCACGGCACAGAAAATATCCCGTGTCTCACTTCCACACGTGGTTCCACCATGTTTGGCGGCGGTGGTTGTAGTTCTTGTCTGTGACTGTTTTCCAGTACTACTATTACACACACCACTATTTGTCCAAGCACCCTGAACACAATCCACATCACAGTCTATATCCTGTGTCTCACTTCCACACGCGGTTCCACTGTTTTGAGCAGCAGTTGTTGTAGTTCTTGTCTGTGACTGTTTTCCAGTACTACTATTACACGTGCCACTATTTGTCCAAGCACTCTGTACACAATTAACAGGACATTCCTTAATTTTGCAGTCTTGACGTTTGGTTGTACCTTCATTCGCACACGTACCACCATGTTGAGCAGCGGTTGTTACCTTCCAAGTCTTAGTCTGTGTACCTGGACCACAATCCTCACTACAGCCACTCCATGGGTTACTCCAATCACCCACACAATTCAC